ATGTAGTCATCGGACCAGTCGTTGACAAGTTGATGCGTCACCGCCCAATGGGTTGGTACGGCGTACTCGGCTTTGCTCGCTACCGCGAAGAAGCACTATACCGAATCGAATCAGGTTCATCAATCGCATCATAGTTGATTGACGGGTGGGGCAGTAGTTACCGAAATCTCTACTGCCCTATCAGTAAATCCATTAGAAGGAGTAACATGGCAAACTGGACGTTTGAACCACCATATGTGCTAGAAGGCCCATCTGGGGGACATAGGTTATTCTACTTTGCCAATTTACGCAAAGGGATTACAATTGTTAAGACTGATGGTGAATACTATCAAACTCGCTATCCAGTAGAAGAAGACTTGCTCACATACGATGAAGTATATCGTGGTGGGTACAAGCACACAGTTGACGATGCTACCAAGGCAGCACTCATTGCTGGTGGCGTAGATGTAGTAGAGGCTAATTTTACAGCACAATAAGGGACGCAATGAATTTACATCGAATACAGGCACATCCAGAATATGTTGAAGGTTGCTTCGGTTGTAAGATAGGAACTCTTGAACTAGGAACTGGCGATGCAGCCAGAGACATTCCTGACAAGAAGTGGAACTCAGAACTGCAGGCATATAGAGATGCCAAGGCTCAGGGAATCCAACCAGGTGGTACAACTAGAGCACATATAGAAGCAGCACACACAGCATCAGAAACGTTAGGCAAACCATACAACTCGGAGACAATGCCTAAAGCACATCAGATTACCAAAAAAACCGCTGAAGTTATGAAAGAGATTGGGCAAGTATAATGGCACTTACACAGAAGCAGAAGGCTACAATTGCAAACGAGAAAAGAAAAGCAATTGCTAAACGTGCTGCTACGCAGCGTACAAAAATTAGTGCATCGGAAGCCCGTACTGTAAGCAACGAGATGAACAAGCGTCCTGGTGCAATGAAAGGCTTTATTCGTAAAGATATTCCCCTACTCAGCAAGAATGAGAAGAACACCCTTGGTGCAACATCTAAGGCTAATGCTGCCAAAGAAAAATTTATTCAAAAGAATCGCAAATTTGCTAAGGGCGAAGGCAAACTTCCCGTTAAGCAGCGTGTCGGAACTAAGGCTGAATACAAAGCACTTGGCAAAGAAATTGAAATGCGCAAGCAACTTATTGCTCGAGGCAAGGTTGCCCGTGCATCACAGGCTGCTCGCGCAGCAAACCCAACACCAGCAAAGACAACAACCCTAACTAAGGCGGTAACACCAGTGGCCACAAAGAAGACAACTACATCAGGAGTCAAGAAGGCTGGAAGCAAAAAGATAGGTCATGTACCATATAAGGGCGTAAAGATGACTCCACCAACACCAATGGGTCAGCAAGCCAAGAATCGTAAAGCATCAACTGCTGCAATCAAGGAAAGAACAGTTGCAAATACAAACAAACCTAAAATTGTAACAAAAAATGACGCGTTGAGTTTTTCTGCCAAAGGAAAAACTCAAACACCTCAGGCACGAAAATTAAAAGGCGCTCAAGATAAAGTTACAAAGACAAAGAAACTTCAAACTCTTGAGCAGGCTAAAGCATCTGCCCCAACCCCAAAGCCAGTTTCTCCTAAAGAAGCAACTACTACATTAACAAAGCCAGCAGGCAAGGTTGCATCTAAGGTTGATGCCGCTAAGAAGGCTGTAAGTTCAACTAAGACTGGTAGCACACTAAAGAAAGCAGCAAATACAACTGCTGCTAAATCTATTGCTGGAAAAGCCAAGAAGATTGGTAGCAGCAAGTTGGTTAAGGTAGGTGGAAAACTTGTTAAGGTAGGTGCCGTTATAGGCGCAGGACGTGAAGTGGCACAGGTCTTTAGTGGACAGGCCGAAAAAGACTTCCGACGCACTCAGGTGCTTGAAAATCGCCTTGCTGCCGCTAAGGGCCAGAAGCCAAAGTATAAAGAAATTGGTTCTGGCTGGACCAAGAATCTTGGTGCATCGCTCAAGCAAGACATTGGTAACGCTGCAAATATTCTTTCAGTAGGCATGGTTGGAAAGACTCGCAAGGACCGTATTGCAGAACTTAAGACTATGGTTGCTAAGGCAGAAAAGAAAAAGAATTTAAGCAAACCACCACAGGGCAATAAGCCAGCAGCAGGTAGCAAGCCAGCAGCAGGTTCAAAGCCTGCAGCAACATCAGGAAACAAGTACCGCGTAAATGCTGGAGATACCCTATCAGGTATTGCCTCACGCGCTGGAGTTTCACTTAAAGACCTACGTGCATCTAATCCACAAATTACAGACCCACGTAAGATTTATCGTAATACAGGAGTTGTAATACCTAAGGGTGGCAAAGTGCCAACAGGTGGATATACCAAGAAGGCGAAGTAATCATGGCTAAGATGACAGCAAAGCAGATGAAGGCATATAACATGTTCGAGAAGACTGAACCCGCAAAGGTTAAGAAAGCCGAACTTGGTAAGAAGCCAGAGACTAAGGCCGAAAAGGCTAAAGAACTTAAAAAGGGAATGCACCTTATGAATGGCAAGATGATGAAGAACTCTGCTATGAAGAAGGCTGCTCCTAAGAAGATGGGCAAGAAAAAGTAAATGCCAAAAGTAGGAAAAAAAGAATTTTCATATACACCAAAAGGTATGGCAATGGCTAAGGCCGAGGCAAAGAAGACTGGCAATAAAATGGTGGTAGCACCATCTGTTGCCAAGACACGTATTTCTTCTATGGGAACACAGGCACGTAGTGCGCAAGCAAAGGCTACAGCAAAGGCAACACCAAAGGTAATTAGCCCACGTAAGCGTATTGATGTATCAAAGATGACACCAGCGCAAAAGCAGGCATACTACAATCAACCAGGATATGACAACTACTAATGAAGAAACATCCAGGATTCAAAGCAAGCCAAAAGAAAATTGCTGCAAAGCAAGGTGTCTCGATGGCAAGTGCGGGTGCAATTCTTGCTGCGGGTGCGAGGAAAGCATCGAAAGCAGCAGTTAAGGCTAACCCACGTTTAAAGAAAGTATCGGGCGTAATTAAGAAAAAGGTTAAGTAATGCCTAAAGCAAAATCAAAAGTAAATGCTGCTGGTAACTATACCAAGCCTGGCATGAGGGCATCGCTATTCAAAAAGATTAAGGCTGGCTCAAAGGGTGGAGACCCTGGTGAATGGTCTGCCCGTAAGGCTCAACTGCTTGCAGTTCAATACAAGAAGGCAGGCGGAGGCTACAAGTAATGGCACTTGCTAAATCACAGCAGTCACTCAAGAAGTGGACTGGCGAAAAGTGGAAGACTTCTGATGGTAAGCCATCCAAGGGCAAGAAAAGATATCTACCTGAGGCGGCATGGAATGCACTATCTCCTAGTGAGAAAGCAGCGACCAATAAGGCTAAGGCTACTGGGAATGCTAAGGGTAAGCAGTTTGTTAAACAACCTAAGAGCATAGCAAAAAAGACAGCAAATTACAGAGGTAAATAATGACAGCAGCATGGACACGCAAAGAAGGCAAAAACCCCTCTGGAGGCCTCAATGCAAAGGGCAGAGCATCCTACAAGGGTGGAACCCTCAAGGCACCCGTAAAGAGCGGCGACAACCCCCGTAGAGCCTCTTTCCTGGCACGTATGGGCGGTATGCCTGGGCCAGAACGCAAGCCTAACGGAGAACCAACAAGATTGCTCCTATCGCTCAATGCATGGGGTGCAAGTTCCAAGGCTGATGCTAAAAAGAAGGCAGCAGCAATATCTAAGAGAAACAAGGGAAAAAAATAATGGCAAAGGTAACAATTACAGGACTTAAGACACGCAAGATGGCTAAAGACCATAAGGCTGTTGCACCAATTCACAAGCCAGCATCAAAGCCTAAAGTGCTTGCAACAATTATGCGTCCACCACTAACACGTGGTCCAAAGAAGTAAGTAACTAATAAAGGTGGGGACAATGGCACAAGAAACAGTATCAATCGCATGGTGTGACAACGGCAACGTTGATGGCAAGTTTATGCATGGCGTAGCAAACGTACTCCTTGAATCAGGAGTTAAGTTTGAATCTACTATCCGTAGTTGTGGCAATCAGATTGCCCGACAGCGTGAGTTTGTAATCCGTCACTGGTACGAGAAAAGCAAAGCAGATTGGCTACTTTGGGTTGACTCAGATGTAGTTATCAGCCCAGAGAAATTTCTTAAACTTTGGAACAAGAAGGATAAAGATAAGCACCCTATTGTTACTGGTGTTTACTTTACAACAAAAAATCCAGAAGAACCTTTAATGGTTCCACTACCTACAATCTTTAACTTTTCGGAACGAGAAGATGGCACGGTTAATATCAAGCCAATTCATCCAATGCCAAAAAATAAATTTATTAGAGTGGATGCCGCTGGCATGGGGTTCGTCCTAATGCACCGCAGCGTGGTAGATAAGATTGTTGAAACAGTACCAGATACTGCAATGTTTTTAGAGGCTGGAAGTGAAAAAACTTTTATCGGAGAAGACATATACTTTTTTGCCCTATGTGGCAAAGCAGGAATTGAGGTATGGTGTGATACATCAGCAACTGTTCAGCATATGAAACGATTCTCATTTGATGAGCATTACTACGGAGCCTTCTTTGGCGCAGTAGAACAGAAGTCAAATTTAATATTACCAAAACGTTAGGAAAGGTCAATAATGGCACTAGGAAAAGCGGGAAGCACGCTTACAACAGAACTTAACAGGCTAGCAGGAACTACTGGGCTTGATAGCCAAGGCGCTGCTAATGTGTATGCTGGTACCACTGGACTTGGTGTAGTAGGGGCTTTGAACATTAAAGCATCTTCTTCGCGCACAAGAGACAAATTTAAAAGTCTTAACGGAATTTGTAATGAACTTGCTGGAACAACTGGGCTTGCAGCCCCTGCAGCCTTAAGGAGCATCAACGTCTAATGGCAACTTTAACCAACATGATTGATGAAGTTCTTGTTAATCTTGCAGGATATACATTCCAGCAAGACCGAAGTACCTATCTCACAACTGCAATAACAACAACTACATCAAGCAGCGCTTCCCCTCTAGTTATGTCACTTGGGTCAACTGATTCAGTAGGTAAGGGTATCCTTGAAGTCGACGAAGAACTGCTATGGGTAGACTCATTTGACCGTGTTGCTAATACTGCAACCGTATCTCCTTATGGCCGTGGCTATCTTGGCACTACAGCAGCCACACACGCTGCTGACAGCAAAGTAACAATTTCTCCTACATTTCCGCGCTTTAATATCAAGCGTGCAATCAATGACACCATCCGCTCCCTTGGAGCAAACATATTTTCTGTTAAGTCAACTACCTTTACATTCAATGCTGCTGTGTCCACTTATGCTCTTGCTAACCTAAACATTAAGAACATTATATCACTTAGTTGGCAGAGTATTGGACCATCAAAAGAATGGGTTCCAATCCGTCACTGGGATTTTGATTCATCTGCTAACCCAGAAGCATTTGGGTATGTAACTGGAACAGACTCAGTACAGACAATTACGCTAGGTGAGTCACCAATTCCTGGCCGTAAGGTAAAGGTAATATACGGGTCTAACCCAACACCATTTACAAGCAACTCAGATGTGTATACTACAACAACAGGATTACCAGAATCAACACGTGACATAGTGGTTCTTGGCGCAGCATATCGCTTGCTCTCATTCCTAGACCCAGCACGTGCTTCTCAAGTCAGCCCACAGGCTGATGAGACAGATAGTAAGCGCCCATACGGCGCAAGTAGGGACGCAACAAAACAACTGTATGCTCTTTATACACAACGCCTTAACGAAGAAACTAAGGCACAGCAACAGAATTATCCACCTAAAGTCCACTACTCCCGCCGATAAGGACCAGCAATGACAACTAGAAAATATTCATCTCGCTCTCAGCAGACTACGCTGTCTGGTGCGCTTACCTCATCTGCCACATCTACTACTGTCGTATCAGGTACAGCACTTCTCGGTGGCGTAACCATTGCTGCTGGAGAAACCTTTACGGTTGTTATTGACCCAGATACAGCCCTTGAAGAAATTGTAGATGTCACGGCAGTAAGTACTAATACACTTACCATTACCCGTGCCATTGATGGCTCATCAGGACAGGCTCACTCAGCAGGTGCAGTAGTACGCCATATGGCTATAGGTCGTGACTACCGCGAAGCCAATACCCACATTGAGGCAACCACAGGACACGGTGCAACAGGTGCTGTAGTTGGTACAACTAACACTCAAACACTGACTAACAAGACTTTAACTAGCCCAGTGCTTACAACCCCAGCACTTGGTACTCCAGCATCTGGTGTCCTTACCAATGCAACTGGACTCCCACTAACAACTGGTGTAACTGGAACTCTTCCTGTAGCCAATGGTGGAACTGGTGTAACAACATCAACTGGTTCGGGTGCAACAGTCCTATCAACTAGCCCTACTCTTGTAACTCCAGTCTTAGGAGTGGCAACAGCCACAAGCATTAACGGTACAACTATTCCTACAAGTGCGACTCTGATTAAGACTAGCGATACAGGAACAGTAACTGGCACAATGATTGCCAACGATACTATTGTAGATGCTGATATTAACTCAGCAGCAGCAATTGCTAAATCTAAATTGGCTCTTACTGGTGCGATTACATCAACTGACATAGCCAATGATACAATCGTTAACGCAGATATTAATACTGCTGCAGCAATTGATTGGACAAAACTTGGTATATCATCAACTGTCTCATCAACTGAGATTGGATATGTAGATGGTGTAACTTCTGCTATCCAAACTCAATTAGACTCTAAGTTAGCAACTACAACTGCAGCAAGTACTTATGCTCCATTGGCTAGTCCTGCTCTTACAGGTGTCCCTACAGCCCCAACGGCTGCTGCAAATACTAATACAACACAAATTGCTACAACAGCCTATGTTCAAACAGAACTTACTGACCTTCTCAATGGTGCTCCTGGAGCACTTGATACTCTTAATGAGTTAGCAAGCGCATTAGGCAATGATGCTAACTATTCAACAACCATAACTACTGCACTTGCTGGCAAGTTGCCTCTTGCTGGTGGCACTATGACTGGTGCTATTGCTATGGGAACTAACAAGATTACTGGAATGGGAACACCTACAGCATCTACTGATGCAGCCACAAAGGGCTATGTAGACGGTGTAACAGTTGCACCTAGCAACCTTACTGGTCCTATTACATCTGTTGGCTCAGCAACCTCCATCGCCTCACAGACTGGTACAGGTACTAAGTTTGTAGTAGATACAAGCCCAACCCTTGTTACACCTGTACTCGGTGTGGCTACTGCTACATCCATCAATGGTACAACTATTCCGTCAACCAAAACTTTAGTAGTAACTACAGATAAATTATCTGCTCTTGCTGCTACAACATCTGCAGAACTTGCTGGAGTTATCTCTGATGAAACAGGCTCAGGTGCATTAGTATTTGGAACTAGCCCAACTCTTACAACTCCCGCACTTGGCACACCTAGCGCCGTTGTCCTTACCAACGGTACTGGTTTACCTATATCTACTGGTGTGTCTGGTTTAGGTACAGGTGTTGCTACAGCCCTTGGAATTGCAGTTGGTAGCGCAGGGGCACCAATTACTTTTAATGGTGCTGCAGGCACTCCTTCATCTATAAGTTTAACTAATGCAACTAACGTTCCAAGTGATGCAACTAAGGCTCCACTTGCATCACCTACATTTACGGGTACAGTAACTATTCCAACCGTTGCTGCTGGTACAACATCTACCGCTACAGTTGGTGCTGGATATATGGGCTTGCCTCAAAATGCCACAACAACTGGCGCGGCTACAGTTGCTGCTGCAGATGCAGGAAAACATATTTACTCAACCGCAACTCGTACAATCACTATTGATTCAAATGCCAATTTAGCATTACCAATTGGTACAACAGTTACATTTATTGCTGGTTCTGGTGCAACAGTAACCATTGCAATTACAACCGATACTATGTATCTAGCAGGAGCGGGAACCACAGGTTCACGTACACTTGCTGCATTTGGTGTGGCTACTGCAGTTAAAATTGCATCTACTACTTGGATTATCAGTGGAAATGGGTTGAGTTAATGTCGGGAATTCTTGGCGGATTAATTGGAACATTTGCTCCATCATCAACTTCTTACGAGTCTATTGCGACTGTTACAGTAGGTTCTGGCGGTTCGAGTACAATTTCATTTACTTCAATACCCAGCACTTATAAACATCTTCAAATTCGCTTTATCGCTCAATCAAATCGAGGAACATACGGCACTGATAATTGCCTTATTCGTATGGGAAATGGGTCAATAGATACAGGTTCAAATTACTCTTATCACGGATTAGTGGGAGATGGTTCTGCTGCTAATGCTTTTGCATCTTCTACCGTTACTCAATTTATTGCACAAATATCCGCTAGCGGTGCATCTAACATTTATGGTGGAGTTGTAATGGATGTTCTAGAATATGGAAATACTAATATATATAAAACTTCTAGAATACTAAGTGGTGCTGACCATAACGGGGCTATTTCTGGTTACTACGGTCAAATTATATTTACATCAAGTAACTGGCGTTCAACTTCTGCTGTAGACACAATTCAATTTAGACCTGAATTTGGTTCTGCATTTACTCAGTATTCACAGTTCGCACTCTACGGAATCAAGGGGTAAATCAAATGGCAGCAGGTTCAACTTATACTCCGATAGCGACTACTACGCTGGGAAGTGCATCAAGCACGGTTTCATTTACTTCAATTCCAAGCACTTACACAGACTTAATCTTAATTGGTGCATTTAGTTGCAGCGCAGCAACGGGAACTGCATTTATGTTTAACGGCGATTCAGGCTCAAACTATTCCTACACTTATATAGCAGGTGGTGGAGGTGGTGTGGGTTCGGGTCGTAACTCTAATGCAACTAATACAGGCTGGACTTACGACACATCTGCAAATGGTCAAGTCAATGGAATTGCTCAATTTAATAACTATTCCAACACTACAACGTATAAGACTTTATTAACTCGCTTTAATACCCCAGCCACACAAACTGGAGCAAGCGTAAATCTGTGGCGTAGCACTGCTGCAATCAATACAATCCTTATAACAGCCTCAAGCGCTAATTTTAATACGGGCTCTACCTTTACTCTATACGGAATCGCGGCGGCTTAAGGAGCAACTATGGCAAATACAATGACATTAATTTCATCCGTCACAGTAGGCTCAGGCGGGGCAAGCAGTATTGACTTCACCAGTATTCCAAGTACCTATACAGACCTTGCTTTAGTTTTATCTTTAAGAAGTGCTGGCACAGGCACTCCATACGCTCGCCTTAGATTTAATGGCTCATCGACTGGATACACCAACAAAAGACTAAACGGAGATGGCTCAACGGCTGGCAGCGGTTCACCGACTGATGCCTATATCGTTTTGGGCGTAGCCAATACTTCAAGTCAGACATCAAACACATTTAGTAGTCATAGTGTTTATATTCCAAATTATGCTGGTTCTAATAACAAATCTACATCTTCCGACAATGCAACGGAAAACAATGCAACTACAGCATATATTTATTTAATGGCTGGTCTATGGTCTAACAGCGCAGCCATTACATCTATTGCTATCACAGAAGAAAACGCCGCCAACTGGGGACAATACTCAACCGCCTACCTATATGGAGTAAAAAATGCCTAATCCAACACGAATCGAAATCAACTGCACAACAGGTGAAGAAGTTATTCACGAATTGACTGATGCTGAAGTAGCACAGATGGAAGCAGATGCTCAAGCAGCAGAAGCACGCAAAGCCGAAGAAGAGGCAGCGGCTAAAGCGCTCGCTGCACTCAAGACATCTGCTAGGGCTAAGTTGGTAGCAGGACAGCCACTTACCGAAGAAGAAGCAGCAACACTAGTTATCTAATTTAATCTTTCTATCTAAGGAGTAACGTGGCTGGTCGCGACATAACCGAAGGTAGAGCCACGCGCTCTATCGCAGTTGACGTAGGTGTAGTTTCATCTACAGCAGTATGGCAGAACACTGATATGTCTTACGACGTAGCAGTAGGTGGACTCCCATTCTTTTACGCAATCAATGATGCACGCCCATATACACGACAGACTGCACCCTTTAAGAAAGACCAGTTCGACAATGGTTCTGAACCAGGAGAACAGTCTCTGACTGGTTGGTGGATTCGTTCTCAATCATCTTTCCACTCTGGAGCAGGCATTAAGTTTTATGAGACACAGCGCTCTTATGCTGCTGCTGATTCAAAGTATACTCGTTTTTCAGATAGCAGAAATGTAGATGTATTTACAACAGAAGGACAGGTTACTCTCCTAAAGGAGACGGCCAACCTATCAGGCGTTACTACTGGCATATACAAGGTTATCTCTGTTGTTGATGGTTCAACCGATAAGATTGTTGCTTGGACTCCTGCTAATACAACAATAAAAAACTTTACACCTGATGGTACTGGTGTTACTTATTCTAGCGTTGTTACTGCTGGATTAGACACTGCAACACTTGCTGTGGTAACAGATGGTGCTCATCTATACATAGCAGACAATGACCACATCTACACAGGTGAAATTAATACACCTGCTGCTGGATATACAGAATACTATGCAACTGGTAGTGAGCGTGTTGTTCTTGCTTGGGTGAAGCAACGTCTTGTTGCTGGCGTGGGTGCTGGCATTTACGAACTAACTGGTACTAAAGGCACCTCTCGGGCACTGCCAACCGCAGCATACACACACCCTAATGATGCTTGGACATGGACATCCATCTCTGAATCAGGCCCTGCAATTTACGCTGCTGGCTACCTTGGCGGTAACTCTGCCATCTACAAGTTTACACTATCTAGCAATGGCTCAATGCCAGTGCTTACATCTGGTGTCATTGCAGCGCAACTCCCAATTGGTGAACGCGTAAATAAAATTGAATACTACTTAGGTTATTTGATGATTGGTACAAATAAAGGTGTTCGCGTAGCATCTGTATCAGAAACTACTGGAGACCTGACTTACGGTCCATTGATTATTGAAGCGGACAATACTGGACTTGATTTTGCTTTTAGAGATACATTCGTCTGGGTAACTGGAAGCGTTGGCGGATACGCTGGTCTCTATAAAATTAATTTAGCAGAAGAGATAGATTCCCTTCGTTTTGCTTATGCAACAGATGCATATCTTGACGGTATCACTGGCTATGCTACCAGCGTAGACTTCGTGGGCAACACAAACCAAATTGCATTTACAACATCAGGCAGCAATGGTATAGCCATTCAGTCTACCACAACCCTGGCACCTAGTGGGTACCTAACCACTGGTAACATCCGCTATGGAACACTTGAGCCTAAGAACTTCAAGCGCCTTCTTGGTCGCGGAGACTTTACCTATGGTTCTATGACTCTTGAAACAGTAGACAAGAACGGCGTTGAGTACGACCACATCTCATACGATGTATCAGTTCCCTCTATTGAGGTTGGTACATCATCTCCTGCAACAGCGCAAGAGTATGTAGCCTACAAGTTTGTTCTTTATCGTGATGGAACAGATGCAACTCAAGGGCCAATCTTTAAGGGATACCAAGCCAAGGCTACTATTGCTACACCTCGCCAGCGCATCATTCAATTCCCTGTTTACTGTTATGACTTAGAAACAGACCGATATAATTCAATGATTGGCTATGAAGGCAAAGCCTTTGATAAGATTGTTGCACTTGAAGAAGTTGAACAAGGTGGCGATGTGCTCACTTGGCAAGATTTAACTACTGGCGAAACTCGTCAAGCAGTTATTGAACAGATAACATTTACCCGTATGACCCCACCAGATAAGCGATTCAGCGGCTTTGGTGGAGTAATTAACATAACTATCCGTACTGTATAACTCTAGGAGTGCAAATGACCCCCGCAAATTGGGCTGGCTTAATCGTATCTATCGTTGCTATTATAACCGCTTTTAGTGGTGCAGTTAGGTGGCTGGTTAAACATTATCTTTACGAACTCAAGCCCAATGGTGGGAGTAGTCTCAAGGATTCAGTATCTAGATTAGAAGAAAAAGTAGAAATGCTACATGAACTAGTAATGGAATTAATTAGAAAATAAGAATGGACACCTTAAATGACACCTGTAGTCAAGAAAGCCACACCTGCTGCAATTGCTGTGCTTCGCCAGGCGACGGCACTCAAGCCAAATCGCAAGAAAGCCTCAGATGGGCTTCTGCCTTCTGCTGCTCATCTATTGCAGAATCCTAACTCAGACCACAATACTGGCTTTGGCGTAGACCTCACACATGACCCAGTAACTGGCTTTGATGGTCATGATGTTTATATCAACCTCAAAGCCGACAAGCGTGTAAAGTATTTAATCTTTAAGGGACTTATATGGAGCGCCGAAAAGGGCGACCATAAGTATGATGGCATCAATCAGCATGAACACCATGTACATATTTCAATCAAGGATAACTGCGGAAATGACACATCCAATTGGTTCCCTTGGTTAGGCAAACCAACAACCATCAACAAGGTAAAGGCAGCAGTAAAGCCTCTACCAAAGAAGGAGACAAAATGAACAAAGATAAAGTTAAGGCAATTGCCCTATCGTATTTCCGTGCTGCATTTGCTGCAGCCCTAGCCCTATTCATGACTGGCAACGCTGACCCTAAGGCGCTAGCAATGGCAGCAGCAGCCGCTGTAGCCGCTCCTGTGCTCAAGGCACTAGACAAGTCTGCAAAGGACTTTGGCCTAGTTAAGTAACCCTTTTAAAAACAAGAATCCCCCTCGCCCTAGTATCGCTACTATGGTAAGGGGGAATTTTGTTGTTTCTAAGGTTTAAAAGGTGACGCTATCTTCCTCTAAATCATCGAGAAAGTTCTCATATCGCTTGCCAGCAAGACGATACTTTGCCTCGTAGTACAAGCCTTCCAATAGGTAATATATGGCAATACCCGCTAGGGTTGCCAATACGGTTTCATAGAAATTTGACACAGTACTCCTTTGTATGTATAATCTATTATATTATATATATATTATGATAGAGCCGAAGGCTCTTATATTATATATAATTACTTACATAACTAAGTATACACGGCATTTCCCAATTGTCAAGTATTACCAACAATTGACAAATCACCCATTCTGGGCTTATACTACCAACATGTCAATCGAACTAGAAGAATATACCCTACCAGAGCACATATCCTACTCTGCGTTCACCACTTACCTCACCTGTGGCTACCAGTACTACCTTGGTAGACTACTCAACAAGCAGGAAGCCCCATCGGTTTGGTCCGTCGGAGGCTCTGCTTTTCACCTTGCCTGCGAAACCTATGACAAGGAGAACCTATGATAAACGATGTCCAAAATCTATGGACAGAATCATGGAATGTGTCTAAAGGAGACATTGACCTAACTGGAGCAAGAGTCGGTGGCAGAGCCACTAAGGCTAACCCCAACAAGGAAGATGAGAACTTTTGGCAAACTACTGGACCCAAGTGGGTCGAGGCATACATTGCATGGCGCAAGACTAATGCTAATTGGAAAATCTGGAAAGCACCAGATGGCAACCCAGGGATTGAACTTGCCCTGACACCAGTCATCAAAGATGTGGCAGTCAAGATGATTATTGACCGTGTTTTTGAGGTCAATGGAGAGTTGGTAATCGTTGACCTCAAGACTTCACAGAGCACACCAACTAGCAACCTACAACTCGCTTTTTATCGATTAGGTATCCAAGAAACCTTTGGTATCGACGTCAAATGGGGCACCTACTACATGTCACGCGGTAACAATATCTCGGAGATGGTAGACCTGTCTGAGTACACTAGGGAAAAAATGGAGTACCTCATCGAAACATTTGACAAAGCACGCAAGGCTGCTATATTCTTGCCCAACACAAACAGTTGCCAGTACATGTGTGGACTCACAGAGTACTGTCAATTCTCTACTAAAAAGGATAAATAAATGGCTGAAGACTGGAAACTACAAGTCAACTATAAGTTGGCAACAGGCGACCTTATCAACATTCGTGCTAACAGCGCAGATGAATTAAGCGTCCTACTTGAAGGCATTGGGGACTATGCCACACAGATTCATGCAACACAGCGCCAACTACAGGGAGCAGGAACCCTAGCCCCCCTGTCGATTACCGATACCACTACAGGCACAATGCCTCCGCTCTCCTCAATTCCGCCCCAGGCGCAAACTCCATTCGCTTCGGCTCCGACAACCCCACAACAGGGTGGACCAACATGCCAACATGGGGCGCGAAAGTACAAGTCGGGAATCTCCAGCAAGACGGGAAATCCTTACGCGATGTGGGTCTGTCCGATGCCTCAGGGCGCGGACCAATGCAAGCCAGTCAACTAATAGACCAGCAATTTCCATTTTAAATAACTAGGAGGGGTGCAGAATGAGAACTCTAGTACGTTCAGTAGGACGAGCCTCAATCGGCGGAGAACCCCTTCCTAGTTCATTTAAGGCGTTTGAACAGAACAAGATTATTATACGGCGTTCAGAAGTTTCTATGTTTGCAGGCGCACCAGGGGCAGGAAAATCAACACTTGCTTTAGCCTTGGCTCTCAAGACCAATGTACCAACATTGTATATCTCAGCAGATACCAATGCTCATACAATGGCGATGAGACTAGCATCTATGATTTCGGGGAAAAGTCAGTCGGATGTCGAACAGAAACTTAATACTGATGTTGGTTGGACAAGGGCAGTCCTCCAAAAGGGAAGTCACATAGTCTGGTCGTTTGAATCGTCACCAACCTTAGAAGACATTGATGAGGAAGTCCAAGCATTTGAAGAGTTGTGGGGCACTAGCCCATCTCTCATTGTCTTGGACAACCTCATGGATGTTGCAACAGATGGAGGCGAAGAGTTCGCATCTATGCGTGCAATTATGAAGGAGTTGAAGTACCTTGCGAGAGCGACTAACGCTGCAATTGTGGTTTTACATCACACTTCGGAAGCAGTTCCTGGAAATCCTTGTCAACCAAGAAGCGCCATCCAAGGCAAAGTATCCCAACTCCCTGCTCTCATTTGCACGCTCGGCACAGTTGGCACATCAATGGGCGTGGCATCAGTCAAAAATCGCTACGGAAGAGCAGATGCAAACGGAACGCTCATGACATGGCTAGCATTTAATCCAGAGTACATGTACATCGACGATATTCCAGAGAACGTATGACAACTAGAAAAAGCCATAAGGCTAGAGGAGCAACATATGAAACAGACATCAAAAATTACTTTAGAAATCTTGGATACGATGCTGAGCGACTTGCTCGACGAGGTTCTAAAGATGA